TACGATCATCTATCCTAAGACTGGAGCAAATTTACCTTGCTTTGGTATGGATCTCATGGGGTTCACAGAGAAGAGAGTCATCATAGTTTTTGACTTCCAACACCCTACAGAGAAGTATCTCTTTGGTGTGGATGATCTACCCAAGTCTGATAAAGACTATCGTTTCTTTGAACGTGGTAATCACTTCTCAGAGAACATATATGTTAGGTATTGTCCGATGGAAGAGGTTGATGAGCACCTCGACACATTCAAGAAATACTTGACAAAATACAAAGAGATGATAGAATTAAATCAACCGAAAGGGACAGACACTAACATCTATAAGGACTTTGATACTTATATGACTAGATTGGATCCAGTGGGTCCTTACTTAGCACAAAAGTTTGGCAAGGAAAAGTCTGAAAGCCTTGTCAACGACTTTCTTTTCTGCTATAAATAGAACGTACGACTATACAGTACAATACACTCAATATGGAGAATACACATGTCTTTTGCTTCACTTAAGAAGTCCAATTATACTGACTTGCTTTCTAAAGCAGAGTCACTTAACAAGACTGAAGTCAGGGGTGCCGATGAGCGTCTCTGGAAACCAGAAGTAGACAAAGCGGGCAATGGTTACGCAGTAATCAGGTTCCTACCCGCACCCGATGGAGAAGACCTTCCATGGGCACAAGTTTGGAGTCATGCCTTCCAAGGTCCTGGTGGATGGTACATCGAGAACTCTCTCACAACTTTAGGTAAAAAAGATCCTGTTTCAGACCTAAACAGAACACTATGGAATAGTGGACAAGACGCTGACAAAGAGGTTGCTCGTAAGCAAAAGCGTAAGCTTTCTTACTATGCTAACATCTATGTTGTACAAGATCCTGCTAATCCATCAAACGAAGGAAGAGTATTCCTTTATAAGTTTGGAAAGAAAATCTTTGACAAACTTACAGAAGCAATGCAACCCGCATTTGCTGACGAGACACCTATCAACCCATTCGATTTCTGGAAGGGTGCTGACTTCAAGGTGAAGATCAGAAAGGTAGAAGGTTACTGGAACTATGACAAGTCTGAGTTTGCTGAACCAAGCACACTTAAGAACTTCGATGACACAGAGTTAGAAACACTCTGGAAACAACAGTACAGTCTGTCTGATTTTACAACTGCTGATAAGTTTAAAACCTTTGAAGAGTTACAGACTAGATTGAACACTGTTCTTAGTCCAAACGCACAACCTCGTCGTGTAGAAACCGAAGACTTAGAAGATACTTCTGAGGGTCTCTATAAAGATGTAGCAGCACAGAGTGCTCCTGCGTTTAAGTCGGCATCTGCTCCTGCCACAGAAGAAGATGACGCTTTATCATACTTTGCTAAACTTGCTAACGAATAAATTATGAAGATTTTCATTGATTCCGCTGACGTATGGGCGATTAAAGAAGCTTACGATACAGGTCTTATTGATGGTGTAACAACCAACCCTACCCTTATTATGAAGAGTGGCAGACACCCAGAACAGGTGTATCAAAAACTCAAAGACATAGGAATCAGTGATATCTCTATGGAAGTCGTAGGCAATGCTGAAGCTATGATCTCTGAAGGTCGTAGACTGAAAGCAAAGTTTGGTGACTGTGCTACAATCAAGGTTCCGTGTACACCAGACGGACTCCTTGCTTGTCGTGCTTTATCAAAAGAAGTAATCAGAGTAAACGTAACATTAATATTCAGTACAGCACAAGCAATCCTCGCTGCTAAAGCGGGAGCAACTTATGTGTCTCCTTTTGTTGGTAGACTTGAAGATAACTCTCACTCAGGTGTTGAAGTTACTAGATCTATTGTCGATGTGTACAAGAGACACAACATACACACTGAAGTCCTAGCAGCATCTATTCGTGACGTTGCTAAGGTTACATTATGTTTTTGGAATGGTGCTCACATCTGTACTCTTCCACCTGCTGTCTTTAATAAGATGTATAATCATATATTGACAGACAAAGGATTAGAAATCTTTGATGAAGACCACAAAACCACCTTCCCTACTGAAAGAGTCGGTGGCGATATGGATGCTCTAGGTGATATATCTTATCCTCCGATCACTGGAACGGATGATGGGTTTACTTATACTATTAATACGGATGATCCACTTAAGGATATTGACTTAAGTGACTGGGATCAAGATGATCCTAGGATAGGATTTATTCCTTAATCTATTTTAATTTCAGTTCTAGACTGACCTAAAACTAAAGACCCACCCGCATGTAAAGACGCAGTGTATAAATCCACGAACTCTTTAATGTAGGTGGGTTTTATTAATTGTATTTTTTCTTTCTCACTATTCAATCTCTCTTCATATTGATAGTATGTCACTGCTGATACTGGGTTGACAGTAACACCCGCTGACGCAGTACCATCATAGTATGTGATCTGAAAATTACTTGGAACTCTTTTACCTGCTTCAACAATCTTACGTTGTAAAGCATCAACTACTTCAGTTGTTTCATACATCATAACAGCATCAGGATTGTCATACTTATCATATACATAATCTCTCAATGATGTAGAAGTACGTGGCCACTGTTCATGGTAGTTAGTTATATCATTCGCAACCATAATAGTCCAACCATAATCTACTCTCTCATAGTAATTAAATGAGATAGACTCTGGTGTGTCTCCTGCCTTAATGAATATAGTATCAAATAACACAACAGATGAAAGATAGTCATCTCTTATGTCATTTCTTCTCCATAAATTTTTCGCAGTATAAACCTTTGGATCTAAAATTTGATCCGTGTAGTTATATAAAACGTTGGGTGATCTCTCGAATAAACTCATTAGAATGTACCTGTTTCTAGATCTGATTGAGTAAGTACAGTTGTCTCTGTAAATGATAGGTTAACTGTCTGTAGTGGTAACTTACCATCTTTGGTAGTTACAAAATTATTACTAGGAGTGGAGTTAACTGATAGAGAAGTCAAAGCACATAGCTTAGATCTTGGCATCATTGGATGAGGTACACCACTCTGTACCAATTTACCATCCTCGTCTACAGCACCGAACCATGGCTCTAACATAAAGATGTCTGGGAAACCTAGAACACCACCTGTGCCTTTGGCAGTTGTTGTCGGATGCATCCCTGTCTTAAATCCATTGATAATTCTGTCTATATCATCAGCCTCTTGCTCATCACGAGCAAAGAACTCAAAAGATAGAGTAAATGATCTGGGATTCATTCTACTGAACATAGTAATAGCATTTTCATTAGGTGCTAAACCTGCTAATCCTAAAACATTATTTGTTGATAAACTATCAGTTGAACCCAGTGGATTTACTGCTCCTTTGAAAGCACTACCAAGAACTGAAGACATGTTAAGTCCTGTACCGCCACCTAGTGAGTTTAAAAACTCTCCACTTGTTGCACCAAGTAACTGACCTCCTACATTAAGTGCTGCTGAACCAGCAGCGGTCAATGCCATCTGACCTAGAGCAGCAGGAGAATCTAACAGTCTAGCCATGGTTCCTAGTCTAAACTTATTACTCCAATCTGCACCATACTCGTATTGAAATTCATTAGGCATTGGTAGGAAGTACACACTAGACACAGCATCCTTAGATTCCATTGCCTTATTTTTTATATCTGCTAACTGCTCTGCTGATTTTATTTCAGTTCCGTCTCTTAATGATAATGGATACTCAAGATTACTAAAGTCTCCAGCTTTAACTTGCTTAGCTAGATCATTACCTTGTTTAGCTGCCTGTGCTCCTTGACCTGATCTTAGTTGATCCTTAGCCAATGCTTCAATATTCTTGTTAAATGCTTCTACATCACCAGCACCTGTTGAAAAGTTTCCATAGGTAAACTTTACAGTACCAGCAACAGCATTCTTAGCTTTATTTGCTAGAGCACTACCACCAAGAGCAGCTTCAGGACCTTGCATCCCGTTTTGCCTTGCTCTCTTGAGACCTTCATGGTACTCAAAGCGAGTGATCTTCATGTATGAAGCAAGAGGTATTGTTTGTAATCCCCTAGGATATGCTTTCTGCTCTCCTCTTAGGACTCTATTGCCAGCCATTATCTGTTTGTATGAAAATGTTCTAAAGGTAGTTGACTCATTGCCTGCATATCTTCCTCTGGTATCTCGAAGAACAAGTTATCGGCATTCTTAGGTATGTAGTAACGAAGTGTCTCCATAGGAGCTTCCTCTTTATTTAGTGACCCAAGACGAGCCTTTGCTCTTAGGAAGTGAATGTTCATGCCTAGCAGTCTATCCTTCTTGATTTCCATGAGTTTTATTAACGGGTACTCGTCCCATTTCTTTAAACTATCTCTGTATTTTGGGTCATACTCAAAGAAATACCACTTACCTACCTCTGGTTGTTCTGTAGCATTGTCGTAGAGTGCTTCAAATATTTTCTCTCTGAGTTGTGTTTTGCTTACCTTACTTCCTCTTAGTTCTAGGAGAAGAGTAGTTAATTCTGAGCTCTCGCTCTGTGATGATTCTGAATTCCCATCGTCTGTCTCGGCAGAATTCCTGAGCTGCCCTCCACTTTGCATCGTTTTTAGCATACGTCATGACCTCCGCTACGTATCGTCGAGTTTGTTTCTTCTGAGGTTTAGGTGCTTCAGTTTGTTTCTTGGGCTTAACCTCTACCAAATATTCTTTTGTTCCGTCTGATTCCTTGATCTTAACCCAGAAGTCTGGGAAGTATCGGTGCATCCTGTTGTCAGTAGGGCACTTGTATGGTATTACTATCTCTTCTGATGACCAACTAAGAACTTTCTTATCTGAATCACACCAAGTCATGAACTTGTGCTCCCATCCAGAGCGATATACTACGTTAGTAGGATCGCCCTTATACTTCTTATAGTTCTTAGGTTTGAATTTACCTTGTTTTAGAGACATAAATAAAAATACCACACCATACAGTGTATTTATGGCACTCAAAAGCGTTACAACATTTTTAGCAGATCTACAGAAGAAGGGAGGACCTAGTTCTACCAACCAGTTTGATCTGGAGTTTGCTTGTGGATCCAAGTTAAATGCTTTTCTTCAAGAGAACTATGGTATCATTGGTACAGAATATAATAACCTCATGATTGATCTAGTCAATGAGGCACAGATACCTGGTGTATCACTAACAAGTCAGGATGTAAAGCAAGTACATAAGGGTATCAATATGAAACCTGCTATGGCAAAGGTATATAATGAGATGGATTTCTCTTGTATACTTGATGTCAAGTCAGAAGCATTTAAATTCTTCACAGCATGGCAACAGTTCATACAAGGTGCTGATGTTGGTGATCCTGGTGTTCTTTCAGGTAAGTCTGAAGCAAGAGCATTAGCACAACACTACTATAATGACTATACATGTGATACAATAATAAAGAAGTACGAAAAATTTTCACCCGACAAAAACGCTAACGCAGACACACAGTTCCATGTGTTCACTGTACAGTTGCGTAAATCATATCCTTATATGATGTCATCTATACCCTATAGTTCAGCAGGATCTGGAGTTGTTAAGTTAAGCATAGGTATGTACTATGAATATGCTGAGTACACACCATTCAAGTTTAATCAAAGAGCACTCTATAAAGGCTGATATATAATATATACGGACTAATTTATTATGCCATTACCTGATATTATTACTCCAACCTATGAGTTGGTTGTACCTTCGTCTAAGAAGAAATTAAAATATCGCCCCTTCCTTGTTAAAGAACAGAAGATTCTGATCCTAGCACTAGAAGAGAACGACAGTGCTCAAATACTAGAAGCAATCAAAGCTATATTCAAAAGCTGTATCAATACTAGATTCAAGATGGAGGATCTCTCTATCTTTGATGTTGAATATATCTTCTTACAACTACGTGGTAGGTCTATTCAAGAGACTATTGATGTAGAAGTACCATGTGACGATGACCCTGAGACTAAGGTTCCAGTGTCATTCCCCGTTGATGCAGTTAAAGTTAACTTCCCCAAGGGACATAAGTCTGAAATCAAACTGAATGATGACATCATGGTCGTGATGAAGTATCCTAACTTGGATTACTTTACTAAGGTTAATTTCACAGAAGAAGAGACAGATCCATACGAACTGGTATCTTCCTGTATTGACAGAGTATATAATAAAGGAGAAGATTGTGGATCATTCACACCTAAAGAAGCTCAAAGTTGGCTTGAGAAACTTACTAACGATCAGTTTGAAAGTATCCAAAACTTCTTTGACACTATGCCTTCTCTCCGTCATGATGTTACAGTTACTAATCCTAACACAGGGGTTAAAACTCGTGCGAGTATCGAAGGACTAATCAATTTTTTCGGATAGCCCTATTCCAAGAGGGGTTAGCAAGATTCTACACAACGAATTTTGCCTTGGTGCAACACCATAAATATACCTTGAGTGACATAGAAAATATGATCCCTTGGGAGCGTGACATTTACGTCAATATGCTTGCTAAGTGGTTAAAGGATGAAAGGGAACGTATAGAAAAGGAACGTCAGCAACGTAGATGAACAAGTCTCGTCTAAGCAACATCTTTGGGTCAAAGCTCTTACCTATATCAGGTGAGATGACTTCGACAGCCAAAAATATGCTCGACCAAGAGACTGAGTATATTGATTATCTGAGGAACAGGAAGAAGTTCTTCGTCATGACTCAGATACAGCAGACAAGAGTCACGATAGCAAAAAGAAAGACTAAAGCAAAGAAAGAAGAAGAGAAGAAGAACAAGAAAAGAGGTGGCAAACCTTGGTGGATGAGATCCAAGAAGAAAGGTAAGAAGAAGACACTACTACAGAAGGCAAAAAAGAGAGCTCAGATAGCTGGTAGAAAAACTAAGGTAGGTATAAAGAAAAAGGTAGTTCCAGCTGCTAATAAGATATCAAAGTTCACCAAAAGAAAAGCGAAGGACTTTGTTACAGTCGGCAACAAGGTAAAAGGTGGTGCGACTAAACTCTTATCAGCTGCTAAGAATAAGATAGTACCAACTGGAGGGATAAAACCATCCCAACTTAGTAGGGTGATACCTAAAGGAGTAAGGAAGAAAGTAGTAGAGAAGTTAGTACAGAAAGGAGCGAGCAAGACACTACAGAAAGCAGGTACTAAGGTAGCAACTAAAGTTGCTGCCAAGACAGCAGTCAAGATAGGATTGAAGAAGA